GCAATTCGTAGAAGTATTTAGTTCAATGCGTTAAACTAAGCCCCTATGCGGGGCTTTTTTATTGGAGAAATATATGCTAAGTCCAAAGTTTGAAAATCAGTTGCAAAGCCTTTTCCCTGGCGAGATTGTGACTCTAATTCAGGTTGATGGAACCTCGTTTGGTTCTCGAGTTTACAATTTCCATAATGAGAACATTTCATACACACCTGAAGAAATCATGCTAGCCCAAATGAATGGGGAGCCACTGCCAGAGAAGACTATTACATTTCGCGGTGAAGAGTATGGCCCTAGGCCTTTCGGTATCTCTGGCATCAATATGACTTCTGACGGCAAAGCCAACAAAGTAACGCTAACAGTGTCAAACGTAGACCAGCGCATTAGCGCACTTATCCGTACTTACAATGGATTGGTTAAGGCTAAGGTTACAATCTGGATTACTACGCGTGATAACATCAATGAGGACGGGAGCATCGCTGATGGGGACTATCGCAGATTCGTTTACTTCATTGAGCGACCAAAGCAGGTTGATTACAAAACTGCGTCATTTGAGCTTAGTAGCCCGATGGATATGGATGGTATTTATATCCCCGCAAGACTTGTTCAGTCTGTTTGCTATTTCGCCTCAAGGGGTTGGTATCGTAGCGGTAATGGCTGTGATTATGCTGGTAATCGTTATTTTGACAAGGATGATAAACCGGTAAGCGATCCATCATTAGACTTCTGCGCAGGAACTGTTAACAGTTGCAAGCTTAGATTTGGAGAGAATAATCAGCTTTCATTTGGTGGATGCGCGGCAGCAAGCCTTCAGGCAAAAGCAAATCAGAACTAAGAGGTATATATGTTAACAAAAAGATGCAAATTAGAAATCTTCCAGCACGCAAAAGAAGTTTACCCGCATGAATGCTGCGGGGTTGTTACACAAAAGGGTCGGGCGCAGAAGTATCACAGAATCACAAACGCAAGCAAAGACCCCGAAAATGAGTTTATCCTTAATTCAAATGAATATTCTGATATTGCATTTGGATTATCCGATAACGAGTCTATTGTTTACGTAGTTCACTCCCACACTGGTGATGGCGCAACAACAAGGCCTAGCCCTGCGGATATCTGTAGCTGCAATGAATGCGAGATTCCCTATGTTATTGTAAGCATCCCAGAGGGGGACATGCGGATTCTTGAGCCATCAACCATGCCACTGATTGGTCGCCCATGGGGTTTAGGTAGCTTTGATTGCTGGGGGTTAGTGATGGCATTTCACAAGAAATGCGGCGTCAAACTGAATGACTACCGCGTTAACTACCCGTGGTGGGAGAAACGGCACAATGAAAATATCTATGACGACAATTGGATTAAGGAAGGATTTGAGCTGGTAAAAACCTCAGATATTCCGATTGGCTCAATGATTATGATGCAGGTCCAGAGTGAAGTCACAAACCACGCCGGAATCTATATTGGCAATAACAGATTCATCCACCATCTATATGGTAAAATGAGTTCCGTTGATATCTACTCCGATTACTGGCGCGAGCGCACGGTGCGAATTGTTCGCCACAAGGATTTACCAGAGGACGTAATTTATGACCCAGAAACTGATTGATATTAAGTTGGGCCTGTCGCTAGGCCGTAAGTTTGGAAAGATTCACCAGATGGCAGTGAGTAGCGTGCCAGAGGCAATGCGAGCACTGTGTTCACAGATTCCTGCCTTCAAGGAGTTCATGAATAGCCATGTAGGGCAAAACACCAGATATGCTATTTTTGTGGATGGTAAAAATGTTAACGAGCATCGAATCGCTGATTTTAGTGCCGTTCAGGAGATACGCATCTTGCCAATTCCGAAGGGTCGCAAGTCGGGCGGGTTGTTTCAGACCCTGATTGGCGCAGCTTTAATTGGCGCTAGCTTCTTTCTTACTGGTGGTATTGCCACCGCCGTTTTGGGTGCTGGCATCTCTCTTGCTGCTGGCGGCGTTGCTCAACTACTATCACCGCAGGCAACTGGATTGAAAACTCAGGACAACCAAACAAGCAACCGCGCATCATATGCATTCGGATCCGCAGTAAACACGGTGGCTGCTGGATATCCAGTTTGCCTACCTTATGGTTATCGAACGGTTGGCGGCTCTGTGTTTAGTGCTGGCAGTTATTCCGAGGATATCGCTTAAATATCATACCCGCCTAGTGCGGGTTTTTTATTTAGTGTAGAATGGCACAAACGATCAAAACAAACATGAGGCTTTGTGATATGGCTGAAGAGATTAAGATTTATGGTGCTAAAGGTGGGAGCCAGAAGCAGCATCAACCAGTGGAACAAGAAGACAACCTGATTTCATTAAACAAGGTTAAGGTATTACTTGCGGTTGCTGACGGCGAGGTGGATTCAAACTTCTCAATGAAGGATTTATACCTTGCTGACGTTCCGGTACAAAATCAGGATGGTAGCTACAACTATGAAGGTGTTCGCGCTGAGTTCCGTGCCGGTACGCAGTATCAGGACTATATCGCTGGGCTTGATGGTGCTAACTCAGAGATTCAGGCCTCCAGAGAAATCACGAACGACACCCCGTACATCATTGCGGTTAACAATACTCAGCTATCAGCGATTCGTGTAAAGCTATATTGGCCTCGACTAGTTAAGCAAGAAAGTAATGGCGATCTGAACGGAACCACATGCGAGTACGCGATAGACATTTCTGTTAATGGTGGAGCATATCAGGAATACACTCGCGGAGTTGCAAGCGGGAAGACCACTACAGGTTACGATCGAAGCATTCGCGTAAATCTTCCTGCTGAATTTGATAGCGCATTGGTTCGCATCCGTAAGATTACAGCAGATTCAACAAGTAGCACGCTGGTTAACGGGATGCAGATTACAACCTATCAGGAGGTAATCGACGCTAAATTCCGATATCCGCTTACGGCCCTGGTTTATGTTGAGTTCGGCTCTGACCTTTTCCCTAACGGTATCCCGACAATATCTATCAAGAAGCGATGGAAGCTGATTCAGGTCCCAACTAACTACGACCCTGAAACCAGAACTTACAGCGGGACATGGAATGGCCTATTCAAAATGGCATGGTCAAACAACCCGGCGTGGGTTCTCTATGACTTGGTGACAAACCGACGCTATGGTCTTGATCAGCGAGAGCTTGGTGTTGAGATTGATAAGTGGGGCCTGTATGAAGCCGCTCAATTCTGTGACCAGATGGTTCCAGATGGAAAAGGCGGCATGGAGCCGCGCTACCTGTGCGATATGGTTGTGCAGAATAAAGTTGAGGCTTACACGCTAATTCGTGATATCTGTTCGATCTTCCGTGGCCTGACTTTCTATGATGGAGAAAAGATTGGTATCGTAGTTGATAAGCCTCGTAATCCATCTTACATCTTCACGAATGATAACGTTGTAAACGGATTATTCAGCCGCACCTTTGCCAGTGATAAAGGCCTTTACACCACGGCAAACGTTCAGTTTGATGATGTTGAGAACAACTATCAGCAGGACGTTGAACCGGTATTCGAATTAGAGGCAACTCGTCGCTTTGGATTTAACCCTGTAGATTTAACTGCGATTGGATGTACTCGCAGAAGTGAAGCAAACAGACGTGGCAGATGGCTACTGAAAACCAACCTGAGAAGCGAAACCATCAGCTTCACTACCGGGTTGGAAGGTATGATTCCGATGATTGGTGAGGTTATTGCGGTCAATGACGCGGCATGGTCGAGCAACTATCAGTTAAACCTTTCCGGTCGTATTGAGTCAGTTCAGGGATTGCAGGTTTTTACCCCATTTAAAGTTGACGCAGCGCCAGGTGACAGAATTCTTCTGAACAAACCCGACGGAATCCCTGAAGCGAGAACTATTGCCAGCATTTCGGAAGACGGTAGAACCATCAACCTGAATACTGCTTTTAGCTTTGTAGCTCAACCTGATACTGTGTTCGCAATTGATAAGGACAATCTTGCTCTTCAGCAATATGTTGTTACCGGGATTCAAAAAGCAGATTCTGATGGATCGGATTCATTCCAGTATACAATTACAGCAGTTGAGTACGACCCGAACAAGTATGACGAGATTGATTACGGCGTTAACATTGTTGACCGCCCAACTTCAATCGTAGAGCCTGACAGACTATCGCCACCAGAAAACCTGACCGTATCAAGCTACAGTAAGGTTGTTCAGGGTTTATCAGTTGAAACGATGGTAATCGGGTGGGATAAAGCGCCATACGCTAAAACCTACAATGTTCAGTGGAGAAAAGAGAATGGTAACTGGATTAACGTACCCAGAACAGCAAGCACAGAAGTTGATATCGAAGGCATTTACGCAGGAATCTATGACGTTAGGGTTCGCAGCGTATCAGATACTGAAAACGTGTCTGCATGGTCTGATATTGTAACGGTATCGCTAACTGGCAAGATTGGCCGACCATCTGCGCCTACGGTTATCACGGCCTCAACTGATGAGGTATTTGGCATCCGTGTTAAATGGGGATTCCCTGATGGCTCTGGTGATACTGCTTACACTGAACTTCAGCAGGTTCCTGATAATGGCGATGGTACTTACAATCCTGATAACGCAAGTTTGCTTACGTTGCTGCCTTATCCAGCCTATGAATACTGGCATACTCCAATTCAGCCAGGCAAGGTCATCTGGTATCGCGCAAGATTGATTGACAGAATCGGTAACACATCTGATTGGTCTAATTTCGCAAGAGGCATGAGTACTGACGACGCAAACATTATCAATGATTACATAAAGGTTGATATTGAAGGCTCAGAAGGATTCAAATACCTCGAGCAGAATGCGATTCAAAAGAATCAGGACATCCAGAATCAGGCAGAGTCAATTATAGAGAACGCATTGGCTAATGATGGCGATGTTCGCAGGATGAACAAGGAGAACGGTGCTAGAAAGGCTGAATTTGTTCAGGCAGTGAATCTCATAGCTGATGAAACTCAGGCGCGTGTTGAGGCTCTCACAGCTCTTAAAGCGCAGATAGATGATGAAGTTGTGGCATCGATTACAGAAGTTCAGACTGCATTAGCCACAGAGACAGAAGCAAGAACTACTGCAGACACGGCTCTATCAGCAAGACTTGGCGAAAACGAGGCGGCTCTAAACCAGAAGTTAGATGCATTCTCTAATGCAACATCAACTGGCGTACAGTACGGAATCAGTTTGGGTCTTAAATATAACGGCCAGACTTATTCATCCGGCATGAGCATGGAGCTAGTTGGCACCGGTGGAAACGTTCGCAGTCAGTTCATTTTTGACGCAAACAGATTCGCAATCAGTAACGGCATTGGTTCTGGTTCCGGTCAGTGGCAACTCCCCTTCGTTGTAGAGAACGGAAACGTAATCATCCAGAGTGCGGTAATTGGAGATGGCTCAATTACTAACGCGAAGATTGGTAACAGGATTCAATCTAACAACTACGTTGCTGACTCTCAAGGATGGGCGATTGACAAGTCAGGAAGTGCGGAATTTAGTAACGCCACTGTAAGGGGTAACCTGTATGCCAATAATGGTAACTTCGCATTTAACGGAACCAATAACACGGTTCAGATTAACAATAACGGAATCACTGTAAACTTACCGAACGGAGGAAGAGTGGTAGTTGGAGTGTGGTAATAAATAAAG